CCTGAGCGTGGACGACGTGAAGGCCCAGCTCGCGAAGATCAACGCGGACAAGGCCAAGCAGAAGGAGCGCCAGAAGGGCAAGCCCCACCAGTACCAGAAGGCGCTCACGGCGGAGGAGTACGCAGCGCTCACCGACGAGCAGAAGGCGGCGTACGACGAGAAGCGTGCGAAGCGCACCGCGTACAACAAGGCGCGGCTCGCGAAGCCCGAGGTGAAGGCCAAGATGAAGGCCTACCACCAGAAGCCGGAAGTCAAGGCGCGGATGAAGGAGTACCACCAGAAGCGCCAGGCGTCCATCAAGGCGATTCTCGCCCGCGCGGCGGAGCTCGGGCTCGACCCGAAGACCGGCGAGCCGGCAGCGGCACCCGCCGAACAGCCGACGGCGTAGCACATGGCGACAGGGAAGGGGCTTCACCGCCCCTTTCTTGTTGAGCTGACGAAGGCTTTGATCTACAAGGAGCATTCACAGATGAGCAGGCGCGCAGTCAGTCTCTTGAGCGGTGGTCTCGACTCAACCACCCTCCTCTACCAACTCAAGTTCGAGGGCTTCGAACCGACCGCCCTCATCGTCGACTACGGACAGCGACACGCGATCGAGATGACGAAGGCCCAGGTCATCTGCGCGGTTGCTAACATTCCTTTCAAGCAGCTGAACCTGTCAGCCGCATTCGGCCCGCTCTTCGCCGGGGCTCAGAGCTCCCAGGTCGGAGCGAAGGTCGACGTCCCGCACGGCCACTACGCCGCGGAGAACATGAAGACGACGATCGTCCCGAACCGCAACATGATGCTGCTGGCGATGGCCGGCGCCCTCGCGGAGACGATCGGTGCGGAAGTCGTCGCGTACGCCGCTCACGCAGGTGACCACACGATCTACCCGGACTGCCGCCCGGAATTCTACGAGAGCTGCGCTCAGACGCTCTTCAAGGCGACGGACGGTCGCGTCACACTCTACGCCCCGTTCGGCACGATCACCAAGGGCGATATCGCCAAGCGGGCCAAGGGCCTTCGCGTGCCCGTCGAGCTCACCTGGTCCTGCTACGACCCGCAGTTCGAGACCGGCATGTTCATCCACTGCGGCAAGTGCGGGACGTGCGTCGAACGCAAGGAAGCGATGGCCGAAGCATTCGACGTCGATCCGACGAAGTACGCGGCGTGACGTGCAACTGGTGCGGAACGTCGGGACACTGCGACTGTCAGGACCGGATCGCTTGCAAACGTGCAGGCGCTCCGGGCCACTTCCAGTGTGGCGTTTGCACGAAGCACCTCATCCCTAGGTTTAAGTGCGGGTGTACGATCCGTGAAGCTACCAACGAGCGTTACGATAAAATCGGAAGCTACGATCCGCCAGGACCGGATCAAAGCGAGGGTTGATGCTCGTGCGGCGCATACACGGATGTACGAGAAGCTCTTGCAGCGGCTTCGCACTAGACCCGCAAGACCTCCAATGCGACCGGCGGAAGTGAACATCCGGGTCGAGTCGTACGAGTTGACGCATGCGGAGTTGAGAGTAATGCTTCGGGGAGGGCGGAAGTGATCTTCGGGTCGTTTGATGATATCAAGCCAGGGACCCACGTCGTGATCGTTCGAGACAGAGACGGAGCGGAAGTCGTTGGCGTCGTCCTCGGCCCCGCGACGAAGGAGGAATACCTCGAGTGGTGCAAGGACAACGGAGACACCGATGAACGAGAAATCGCAGAAGACGCCAGGTTCTACCGCGCCAGCGTCGACTGACGTTCTCCACCTGTGTTGGTGGGAGTACGAGGCTCTTCTCATGCACTTGCGCTCGCGTGCCGACCTCTGGGTCGAGTCATCGGACATGCCCGGTCTCTGGATGAGGCTCGAACCCCGTCAGGACGAGGACGCAGCCTTTACCGTGTTCTTCGCACCGCCGAAGGATGCAACGTCCCTCTTCCGTCAGTACGGCGTCCACATTATCCCGGCACGATGGAACGCGGAGGAGGCTCGCGAATACCTCCTCTGGCTGATCAACCACTGGACCGGCTACCGCGAACGCCAGATTGCCGCCCGCTTCCTGGAGTGCGACCTTCACATCGACCATGTCACCGCCGGCCTCTCGGCGATCGCCCTCACGGGCCTAGCCTACCAGGAAGACGACACACCCGAACCGAGCACGCCTCCTCTGCAAGAAGAACTCTGGCCTCGGGACGATCCTCCCTCGTTCGACACGGACTTCATCTCGGACCCGACCCTCATCGGCACGTACCTCCTAGCAGGAAGTGCGGGATGGTTACAACTCCGGAGATTCGGCGGCATGATCAAAGCATCCATCATGCTCCGCGGCAAAGATGGCGTGACCAAAGTCCCTCTCCAGGGATTGGTGCGTCCGATGAATGGTCGGGTCCGGGATGCGGTTTCGGAGATTACCGGGAAGGACAAGCCTCACCCGGAGCCGCTTCCTCCGGGTGACGGCGTTAGCACGTGCTTCTACAACAACGAAGACTGTCGCGGAGAAGTCGTCCAGACCACCGGCCTCTGCGAAGCTCACAGCGGTCTTCTCGACGAACCGGAGGTCAAGTGATCGATCACGTAAAGAAGTTTCCGATCGTCCTCAACCAATCGTCGGCGAAAGCCTTCCGCAACTGCAAGCGCTACTTCGCCTGGCAACGGCTTGGGATGTACATCGACATCCTGAAAGCCCTCAACCCGGAGGTTTCCGATGACATCCTTCGTTCGCTACCACAGCTTGTTCCTCCTGGTAAGCGTTCCGTTCTGGAGATTGGTACCGCCGTTCATGCCGGCCTTGCTACTTTCCACGCTGGCGGGATCGATATTAAGCATGATTTTCCTACACCACCTACGGACCCGGAGAAGCAGGATGAGTACGACACCCTCTGTGAGATTGCCTCGCTATCACCACAGGAGCAGGCTCTCCATGTCGCGATCCAGACGCTCCGGAAGTCGCTGAAGAAGACAGTCCACACCGCGTTCGAGGACAAGTCGCTTCCTGAAGCCGAAGAGGTCGTCTCCCGCGTTCTGCTCGCGTACATCAAGCACTACTCCGACACCGACGAAGTCTGGAAACCTCTGAACCAGGAGATCGAGTTCCTCGTTGCCGTCGGCCCGGACGATTCCGGCGCCTACCTTCGCGGACGTACAGACAACCTGTCGACGGCGAAAGGCGGGCTCTACATCGTCGACTATAAGACGGCAGGCCGGAACGATCCGAGGGATCTCCTGAAGTACGAGCTCGACGACCAGCTCTCGTCGTACATCTACGGGCTGACGAAGTACCTCACGGAGCAAGCCCGCAAGCGGGATCCGAACGCCGACCCGGTCTTCATTCGTGGAGCGATCATCGACGTCCTCGTCAAGACGATCGTCCCTCAGTTCCTGCGTGAGATGTTCACCCGGTCGGTCGACGAGCTTCGTGAGTTCGAAGCTGAATTCATCGAGCTCTGCGACGAGCTCCGTGAGCGACTCCGTCGCGTTGCAGCCGGCGAAGACTGGAAGACCGTCTTCTACAAGAACACGGACAACTGCTTCCGGTACGGCACTTGTCCCTACCGTGACGTCTGTCTGAAAGACACGCCGATCCGCCGCAGGCTCTACGACAAACGCGAGCCCGACTACGTCGACGATGCCCACACGAAGCTCATCGAGGAGTTCACCCGTGTCGCCTGAAGGTCTCATGGAGCTCCTCGCTCGACACAACGACGACGCCTACCCCTGGGACCGCGTCGGTCACAAGCCGATGATCCCTGGATCCATCTACCCGGATCTCATCAAGCGAGAGCTAGCCCGAGCCTACATCGAATGGCGTCTGCAGGACCACCGCGACGTCTCCGACTACAGCCCGGCCCGCATCGCTTGGGAAAGGAGAGGACAGCGTCTCACTCGTGTTCGCTAACCGTATAGTTCAGAGGAGTCAAATGACCAGAGAAGAACTGCTCCAGGAAGTGAAAGCGTACGTCGAGTCCCCCGAGTTCGTGGAAGCGGGCGGCACCGACGCGGACGGCAACGTCGACTTCGGGCCCGCGGGCGAAGCCCTCAAGGACTTCGTCGACGGTCTGGAAGAAGACGAGGCCGACGTCGAGGACGAGAACGCCGAAGGCAACGAAGGCTCGTCCGGGTCGGAGGGCTAACGCATGGCAACCGGAGTTACAACGAAGGGGAGCCTCCCCAGGCTTCAGCGAACAAACGAGCTGAAGGCGAGCTACGCGACGATACTCGGTTACGGCCCTGCCCGTGGAGGGAAGACTCGTTCAGTCGAACGGTGTCACGAAGCCGGCTTGAACCCGGTCATCATCGCAACAGAGCTCGGCGAAACCTCCGGTCTGCTCTCGTTGGCGTCCTCACCGATCGCATTCATCAAGGTGACCAGCCACGCGGAGATCATCGAAGTCCTGAAAGAGATGCAGCGCAAACCTGGGAAGATCGAGTACGAGCAGACCGAATTCGGTATGGCCGTTCTCGACAGCATCACCCAGTGGGGAGACTGGCCTCTCGATCGCTTCGTCGAGATCAAGGGTTGGGGAGACCTGGCTACGCCGGCCAGCTCCAAAGACCCTCGCTCCGCGTACGGATACCTCGCAGAAAAGGGGCGACAGCTGTACAAGGAACTGTTCGCTCTCCACGGTCACGTGTACGTCATCGCCCGTGAGGGGATCTTCGGTAACGGGGAAGAAATTCCGTTCTTCGCCGCTCCGGAGCTCCCTGGCCAGAAACTCCCGCGAGAAGTCCCAGGTTGGCCCGACGCAACGATTCGGCTCCGCGTAGTCGCCGGCAGGTACCGGATGATTACGCAAGCCGAAGGTAACACACCGTGCGGAGTGAGGACGCCGTCAGGCTTCCCTCCACTTCCTCGCGAGTGTAACAACGACATCCCGGCACTCATCCGGTACATGACCGGGGATCGTTCGGCGTACACCGCCCTCGTACCGGAGAAACCACAGGCGGGTAACAAGCCCGCAGTGCAGCAAGCACAGGAGAAGAAGTAGACATGGTTCAGATTCCTCAGCAGCATCAGCAGCGCGTCGGCGACCTCCCGGAAGGCGGAAAGCCGATCCCGGAAGGCGTGTACCACCTGCGCGTCGACAAGGCCGTGTACAAGGAGTCGAAGGAGAAGAAGACTCCGATGATCGAGTGCACGCTCACCGTCTTCGGTCCCGCCGAGGCCGAGGAGTTCGTCGGTCGGAAGGTCTTCGACAACCTCATGCTCACGGGTGATGGTGCGTTCCGCACGCGCCAGCTGCTCGAAGCGTCGGGCGAAGACGCCGACTACGTTCTCGAGGACAGCGACCAGCTGCTTCAGCGTGAAGTCGCCGCGGTCGTCGGCATCGAGAAGGAGCGGAAGGACGAGGCGACCGGGAAGACGTATCCGGAGCGCAACCGCATCGGTCGCTACCAGGCGATCGAGGCGTAGGCGTCAAGCTCTGATGATGTCGGAGCGCTAGCTGGACTTTAGCGAGGCTCGGAATGGTCATCAGCGTGAAGCCGGGGGGCGTTACTCCCCGGCACTTTGTAGAGACGGCACCGTCAGATACAAGAGGGACATTCCCCAACGACCTGACATAACGGCGAAAGCCATCAGGTGCCGTCTCTAGAGAGTTGCAGCGGCTTAATAAACTACGCACGAGGTCACCATGCCGACAATTGACGAAGTAGTGAAGTTCAGGCAGGAGATGTACGAGAGGTCGACGGCCCTGATCAAGTCGAAGGGGCATGACTATAATCGCAAGCAACAGATGGATGGGGACACCCTCTTCAACCTGCAAGTGTGCAAGCTCCTCGGGATCACACCGACTGCGGAACACGGGATTCTCGTCCGTCTCTCGGACAAGTTCATGAGGTTGATCTCCCTCGTCGACGCGGACCCGGCTACGGTCGGAGAGTCGTTTGATGATACTGTCGTAGACATTCACAACTACGTCGACTACGTCGCACTCCTCAGGCGACTGCGTACGGCGCCGAATGGAGGCTCGAAATGAAAGCACAACGATACGTGATGGGGACGGGAGTCGACGTTACAATCCTCGTCAACGAATGCTCACCGCTCGGGGCACAATTCCTCGAGAAGCACAAGGATGACATCCGCCTCGCGATCACGCAGGCGACAACCGACCTCGACGACAAGCTTCGTCGTCTGCTCTCAGCGAAGGAGAAGGCATCATGAGCCGTCTGGTCTACCGTCACGAATGGGACATGGGGCATCGCCTCCCACTGCACCAGGGCAAGTGCCGAAGGCTCCACGGTCACCGCTACGTCGCGGAGATCCACCTGACCGGACCCATCCAGAAGGAAGGGCCTGCGACGGGAATGGTCGTCGACTTCTACGAGCTGAAGAACGCGCTCAAGAAGATCGTTGACGACGAGTGGGACCACAAGACGATGCTCTACAACGAGGATCCGCTCGCAGGGGCGGTTCGCATCCTTCCGAACGAAATCGTCGGAATCGTCTGCGTCCCGTTCATGCCGACCGCGGAAAACATCGCGGCAGAACTCCTCCGCCTACTCCGCGTCGAATTCCCAGCGCTCGGCGTGTTCGACCCAGTCGTCGAAGGTGTTCGCGTCTGGGAGACTCCTAACGGCTCTGCCATCGCGAACTAGCCGTGCCGCGCGGGAAGTTTGAGAGGCGTAAGGCTAACGGCTACCTTCGGTGGCGCGAGGCGCTTACGCAGAAGTTCTACGAACTCGAACGGACCTACGGTACGACGGAAGCCGTTATCCGAATCTGGCGAGGTGGAATGCGTGCAGCATACGACGCACGACGCCTCGGACGAACACGTTCACGATTGGAGCATCATGACATACCGAATCGCCGAGAAGTTTAAGAGCCCTCAGGGCGAAGGGATCTACACGGGAACCCCGATGGCTTTCATCCGGTTCGTCGGATGCAGCGTCGGGAAGACCATCTGCCAGCACTGCGATACCGACTTCGACACGATACTGAACTGGCGGGGAGGTGGCGAATTCTCCGATCACGAACTCATCGAATACGTCGTGCGTCGCCCCCGCTACGACCACGTCTGCTTCACTGGCGGCGAGCCATTCGACCAGGACCTCGAGAACCTGATCAAAGCGTTCATCCAGCTCGGCGTGATGGTCCACATCGAAACGTCCGGCACGAAGAAACGACCCTTCGGCGAACTCGGTATCCAGTCCTCAATGCTCTGGACCTGCGTCAGCCCGAAGCCCGGCTTCCTCGAAGAGGTCGTCATGTCTGCCGACGAAGTCAAGGTCATCGTCCCCGGCCTCGGGGACATCAATCCGAAGGTTCCTTCACACTGGGCGATTCAACCGTTCGCAGAGTGCGACGGCCAGCTCAAGCGGTGGCCTGACATCACCGACGCCCTCCGCTGGGCGGACGCTGGCAAAACCGTCTTCCTCCAACCCCGGAACGGGAAGGTCGAGATCGACAAGAACAACCTCATGTACGTCCTCGACCTCCTCCGGGAATACCCGCAGTTGAGGATCTCCACTCAACTGCATAAGATCCTGAAGGTGCAGTAGTGGAAGACACCAAGATCATGTGGACGATCTACCACATCCCTTCCGCCAGCTGGCATCAGGGAGACTCGAACCTTCAGCTCTACTGGGCGGAACATGAAGCCCGACTCGAGTGTCTTCGACGCGGAGGCGGTCTTGAAGTCTGGAAGCCGCTTCGCGTAGTCGTCCGGGTGAAGCCATGAAGGTCCTCGACCCAGGTCACGCGTACCAGCTTCAGTACCTCGACGGTCCTCAGGACAAGGGGTGGGATACACTCGTCTTCGTCAAGCGCGAGGGAGAGAACTACCCCGGTAACGTCGGGCACCACGCCGGGACGACGATGCAAGAGGTCCTCCGAGCTCTGATCGACCGAGTCCAGTACGTCAACGGTCAAGTTCCAGACCCGACGAACGAGCAGGTACTTCAACACCTTCGCTCGGCGATCTGGTACCTCGAACTCCGTGCAGCTCGGCGTCACGGTCGACAGTTCCGTGCTCCTGAACGCTTTATCGAAACCTCTCCGACGTGCCCGAAGTGCTTGCACATCGGATGCGAAGGAGCTTGCCATCCATGATGTACCCGGGGCGCGTCCCACCGATCGGACCAGAGTCGACTCTCCTCGAGACGGCTCTCCACTTCCGTCGGCCTGGAGGCTCGATCCGGATCAACGGAGAGACGGCTCCGGGACTTTCCGTCTACGACCCGAAGACCGATACATGGTACCTTTATACAAACGCCTACATTCTGACGCTGCGGGAGAACACACTAAACGCCATGCTCCTCCCGCCGAACGTCAAGGAGACGAAATGACTCGCGGGCCTCGAATCCAAGTCGTACTCCACCGAGATGAGCCGGACGCAGCGGAAGACCTCGTCATGTTCGCGAGGGCACTCTCCCGGAAGCATATCCTCTCGTGGGATTGTAAGGTCGTCGAGTTGGACACGTCCGAAGAGTCGGAGACCGCAATTGTCACTATTCAGTTCGACGACGCTCCGTCCGTCGTCCCGGAGTAATCATGCATCCAGCAGCATATGACTACGTCCACGCGTCCGTCCAACGGTACAAGCTCCGCTACCTCCCGATGCTCGAAATCGGCTCCCGCCTCATCAACGGGACGATCCGAGACCTCTTCACGACGACGTATGGGATTGATATCCTCCCAGGCGCCTACGTCGACACCGTCGCCTGCGGTAGCACGTACACACCGCCGACCCCTCCCGAAGTCATCGTCTGCTGCGAGGTCTTCGAGCACACGCCCCTCGCAGAAGCCATATGTCACAATGTGTTCAGGATTCTCAAACCCGGAGGTTACTTCATCGTTACTGCAGCTGGCCTCGCACGTGCTCCGCACAGCGCCTTCAACGGCGGAGGCCTTCGAGAGAACGAGTTCTACCGGAACGTCAGCGCAACCGATCTCGCGAGCTGGCTCTCCGAATTCCACATCCTCGAGATCGAAGTTCGCGGAGAAGATATCCGCGCCGTCGCCCGAAAGGAACCCCTCGATGCGTAATCGTCGTGCAACTGATAATCCGCACCCGCCTCACCGCGACATCGTGAAGATGGCTAAGGGCGTTCGCACCCTCCTCGAAGGAATGGGCTGCGACTTGAAAGACCCGAACTACGTAGGAACGCCGGAGCGCGTAGCGCGAATGTTCTCCGAGATGCTGACACCCCAGCCGAACAACTGGGCGACGTTCCCTTCACGGAGCTCGGACCTCGTCGTCCTTCGCAACCACAAGGTCGTCGCGATCTGCCCGCACCACCTTCAGCCCGTCGAGATCAAGTGCTTCGTCGGGTACATCCCCCACAAGAAGACGCTGGGGATCTCCAAGCTCGCCCGCGTCGTCGAAGAGCAACTCTGGCAGCCGATGCTCCAGGAGGACCTCGCTGCTGCCGTCGCCGAATCCCTTGACCGTGTCCTGGAGCCGAAGGGCGTCGGCGTCATCCTCTCCGGGGTTCACGGGTGCATGCGCTTCCGCGGAGTCGAGTCCGATGGAGACGTCGTCACGGACGTGATGAAAGGCGTCTTCCTGCTGAACCCGGCTGCCCGCATGGAATTCCTCCATATCGTGGGGCAGGTGTAACATGGAACGCTGGCATACTCTCGCCGTCTACCGTTCGTACAAATACATCGGGACTCAGGCCGACGTCTGGGAGCATCCCGACTTCACTGCAACCGTCTGGTCCTTCACCCGTGGAGGTTCCTCGCCGCAGATTCACGAGGTCGACGTTCCTCCGGACTACGACAAAGGCCTGCTCTCGACCGTGATGAACGGCCACGCCTGCACGCTCGAGACGTTCGACGAAGCTCTCGTGGAACTCGGGTACACACGGGACGACATCCTCAACGCTGTTCGGAGCGCCGGAGCATGAGCGAGGACATTGTCCAGAATGCAAGAGTCGAGGTCGACCCAGTCGAGGACAATCCGTTCGGGAAACCGGATGAGTGTCGGCGATGCACCCTGTTCAAAGAACCGGGGATGGTCAAGGGTCACGGGAATCGCAACGCAAGTATCTTCTACCTAGGGGAGGGACCTGGTGCCGAAGAAGTTGACACGCCGATCTGGTTCAACGAGGACAAGCACGGGTTCGCCCGCGCGAACATGCAAGTCGTCCTCCGTGTACGCGGCGACGGTGAGCCTGTCACGAGTACCGTCGGATTTCGACCTGAGAGGATGGCTCCGTTTGTTGGAGGTTCGGGGCGCATCCGCAACGCTCTGCTTGCACACGCCGGACTGCACAAGGACGTACATCTTTTTACCTCCAACTGCGTGCGGTGCAGACCGCCGGGTAACCGCAAGCCGACGCAATACGAAATCGCGTGCTGCGCGCACTTCCTCCTAGAGGAGCTCGAAGATGTCGACCCGAACGTCATCATCGCCGCGGGGGACACCGCGCTCGAAACCCTCACGGGCAAGAAGAAGATCGGGATCTACCGAGGAGTCCCTACCTCCGGACCGCGACGGCAACTTCCCGGAGCCTCCGATGCATCTCGATCGCAAGGGAGCGGAGGAGCTGTACCAGCGAATCCAGGAGCAACTGCTGAAGGATCCTCACCAAGTCTCCAGCCTAGTGATCGGGAAGTCGGCGGAGGAGCTGTACAGGATGTTCGGCCCGAGCGCTACAAAGTCTTCCCAACCTGGCACCCCGCCTTTATCATGCGGAGCCAGCACAACTGGGCCTTCGCCGTCCACGACCTGGCGCGCGCGAAAGTTGAGAGCTCGTATCCGGAAATCCGTCGTATACCGTTCGTCGTTGACCGACAGGCAAGCCTTGGGGGAACTCGAGAGACTCTGCTCAGTGCTGCTCGAAGACGGGGAGCCATCACGTTCGACTTCGAAACTACTGGTCTCGAACCGGACTCCAGTGGTATTGAAATGTGCGGTTTTGTCGGGGAGCCAGAGAAAGCTTTCGTGTACGATTGGACCCTTGGTGCTCAGCAGCTCTTCGATGAGGTTTTTGCAGACCCTGACATCGAGATCTGCGGTCAGAACATACTCTACTTCGACATCCCGTACGCGGAAGCGAAGGGGCGAAAGGTAAGGTGGGACGAACGTATCTTCGACACGATGGTCGTGATGCACCTGTGCAACAGCTCCTATGGACAGGTGAGTGTATCGTCACAGAACTCAGGGTCCTATGCTGGAGCGCGGGGCACGGAAAAAGACCTCGCGTTTATCGCGTCGAATTACACAGACCTCGAATACTGGAAGTCGAAGGAAAACTATCGCAACGACAAGCGCGGAGTCTGTGGCTTTGACGTGATCGCGACGGACCGTTCGGCCTACGGCCCTCAGGGCCTGAAGCAGGAGCTGATCTCGTACGGGATGTACGACCTATACTACAAGCATGTACTTCCCGTGCACAGGCCCCTCCGCAAGATGACCACGCGAGGCGTTCGGATCCACGAAGACCGTGCTGCCCGCTGGAGCATCGTCCTCGAGCGGGAAGCCCGACGACAAGAACAGGTCTTGAAGGAGGGACTCGGCGATCCCTTCCTCAACCTGAATTCTCCCCAACAGCTGAAGGCCCTACTCTACGACAAGCTCGGCCTACCCGTCCAGTACAAGATCGACAAGAAGCGGGGACGAGTCCCGACGACTGACAAAGACGCCATCGAACGGCTCTCGCAGATCGCTCCCGAGAACGCGATCCTGATGTCCATCGTGAACATCCGTCACATGGACAAGATGAACAGTACATACGTCCGACGTGGCCTCGAGCTCGGACGCTTGCACCCCAAATTCGGAGTGAGTAAGGCAGCCAATGGCCGATTCAACGGTTGGGACCCGAACGCTCAAAACGTGCCCGAGCAGATGCGGGATATGTGGATCCCGGACTCTGATGACTACGTTCTCCTCAGCGCCGACTCCTCTCAGATTGAATGGCGCAACTCGATGGTGCTGTCTGGCGACCCTGTGGGCTTGGAGCTACTCGCGAGCGGGGCTGACATACACAAAGCATCGTATGCTGAGGCGTTCGGCGTCCCGATTTCGTCGGTCACGAAAGCCCAGCGCGACCTCACGAAGTTCATCGTTTACGGCCTCGCTTACGGTCGGGGAGCGGCTAGCATTGCGGCTGGGAATAACCTCCCATTCAACGACGTCGAAACGTTCATCCGGAACTTCTTCGCACGGTTCAAGGTCTTCGGCGAGTGGCGTGAGCGTCTCCCGGAGCTCGTGAAGAAGCAGCAGTACCTGGCCAATCCGTTCATGAGGCGCCGTTGGTGGTATACCAGGGAGATCACGGAGATCTACAACTTCCCTCCGTCATCGACTGCAGCCGATATGATGTACGAAGAAGTCATCCAGCTCGACCAACAGCTGCCGAAGGGTGCGGATCTCGTCTTAACGGTCCACGACGAAGTCGTCGTCCACTGTCACAAAGATGTCGTCAAGGAAGCCGCCCTCTGCATCAAGACGGTCATGCAACAGCCTTGGGACCTGATCGTCAACTTCAGCGACCACCCGGAGAACGTACGGAAGCACTACCCGAACGGCTGGTTCTGCCCTGCGGACCTTCACGCTGGTACCGACTGGGCGATGTGCAAGTCGAAGAACCCGGAGAAGATCAAGCAGCGTGATGAACTGGAGAAGTACCTTGGCATTGCCGCTTAAGGAGGGATACGTGGACACAGTCGACAAGTTCGAGAAGGGGAAAGGGTACAAGGTGAACAGCCTCGAAGACCTGAAGGCGATTGCTGAAGCAGTCGGGTGCACGCTCTACAAGGGAGCGGACGACGAACTCCTCTGTGACTTCGACGAGATCAACTTCGGAGACTTCGTCGACCTCTCTGGAGTCGGAGCCCGCTCGATCATCGGCGAACGCTTTCAGCTTCAGCTGCACGACGGCTGGCGGAGCCGCAACGGGAAGACACACGTCGTCTACAAGATGGATCGTGTACTCCCGCCGCTCGCACGGATCGCCCTGCAAGCCGCCCTCGGATCCGACCCACGACGGGAAGCCCTGGCTGTATACGAGTTCCTGTCCGCCGGAACGGACACGATCTCGCTCTTCAAGCCGAAGGAGGCGAAGTGATCCAGCTTGCGACGGAAATCCCAGTTGCCCACTGGCATCTGAGCTCGTGGGCGGATCTCGACTTCGTGCTAGCCCACAAGGTCCTGGACGACGCGACGTACGCGCTCCGCCTGAAGAACAGGCATCGGGATCGTACGCTGATCCTGGACAACTCCATGCACGAACTCGGTGAGGCGTTGCCGATCGAGAAGCTGAAGGATGCTGCAGCGCGGTGCCGAGCCGACTACGTCATCCCTCCGGATCGGCTCGGCGACACCTCCTGGAACACGTATCAGTTCCAACGTGCACGGAGACTCTTCTCCGAGACGGGAATCGCCGTCGTCGGCGTTATGTGCGGAGAGGACTCGATCGACCGTCAGATCGCGCTGGAGACGTACTACGAGACCACGAGCATGCTCCTTCTCCCATTCCGCCTACCGCGTCTCCGGTGGTTTCTGGAGCATCAGGAAGCGATGACGCACTTCCGCCGGATTCACCTTCTCGGCGTGAACACCCTCGACGAGCTCCGTCACTTTGCAGCGGCTTCGCACCAACACACTAGCGTGACGTGGTCCGTCGACACGGGGAAAGCGTTCAAGTGGGCGATGCTCGGGAAGAGGCTTGAGGACCTCGAGGATGTGAGGAAGTCGATTCCGCAGAAGGAGCTCCTGGAAATCGAGGAGGTTACGCAGGAGCAGAAGGATCTGGCGTACGAGAACACGATGTTCCTGAAGAAGGTGTGTAACGGAGAAGCATGACACGAATCCCCCAGGCGCTCCGACTAAGCGAGCTCGGAACGGAGCCGAAGACAGCCGGGCAGAAGCTGAGTCGCTTGATGCGGCTCTTGCACAAACTTCCGAAGAAAGCGGCGACGGAGGATCTCTTTGCGGACGTATGTAAGTGGATTCTGGAACTGCCTAGGGCGAAGCAGCCGGCGTCTGTCATCAGTGCTGTGGCGCAAGCCTTCGGCAAGACAGTGGAGGACGTCGACCTCGCCCTCAAGCGGATTGACAAACGGACGGAGTTCGACGCACTCGTCCCGCGAAGCGGATGGATTGCGGATTATATCGAGTGGACCCGACAAACCGAGCCGCCGACGGTGTTCCACTTCTTCGCGGGTTGCGCTGTCATTGGTGCGACGTTGGGACGGAACGTCGCCTTCGACAAAGGAGCGTACGAAGTCTTCCCGAACATGTGCGTGATGATCATCGCACCGAGCGGGCGCTGCCGAAAGACGAGCGCCTGCAACCTAGCGATCAAGCTGTACCAGAAGACGGGAGGAACCCTTCTCGCGGACAAGGCGACGCCTGAGGCCCTCGTCGACGCGTTGAAGTCTTCGACGAACGCTGTCGGCCTCGTCTACGCTCCGGAGCTTGCTGTCTTCCTCGGGAAGCAGAAGTACCAGGAAGGGATGATTCCCTTGCTGACGAGCTTGCTCGACTGCCCGAAAACGTGGTCCTCCCGGACAGTCGGTCGCGGTGAGATGTCACTCAACAACGTCGCACTCAGCGTCGTCGTCTGCAGTACACTCGACTGGATTCAGACGGCGATTCCGAAGGACGCGTTTGGCGGCGGGTTCATGTCGCGCTTCCTCTTCGTTGTCCAGGAGAGTACGGCACGGGTATTCCCGCTTCCGCCGACGATGTCGGATGAGAAGAGGAAGGAGCTGACGGCTGCCCTGAGCCGCATGAAGCGGAAGAAGGGGGTCTTCAAGTTCTCCAAAGCCGCTCATGACTGGTATATGCACTGGTATCAGACGAGGCCGGCGCTGCGAGGAGATAAGCAGTTCGCGGGGTATCACGAGCGTAAGCCGGACCACATCATTCGTCTGGCGATGATCATGCGGACGGCTGCGGACATCGACGCTCTCGAGATCAGCGACACGGATCTCATCCTCGCGGACAAGATCCTCGAGTGGCTGGAAACCTACCTTCCGAACACCTTCGACGAAATGACGGAGACGTCGCAGGGGATCGACCAGGGACGAATTCTCCGGCAGCTGCGGGACGCTGGCGGCACGTTGGAACACGTCGCTCTGCTCCGCCTCAACAAGAACAAGATGAACGTGGAGAACTTCAAGCGATGTATGACAACCTTGCGCGAAGCGAAGCTGGTGGAGTGGGATGCGGCGTCAAAGAGGTATACCCTGATGCCCGAAGGGTGGGAGTGAAGCACTCGTCAGTCATCATCGTTGCCCGCCGGAATCGAAGGGAGCTTCTTCGACTCGGACCCGCCTTCAACATCGTCCGGTGCTGGTCGGGGACGTTCGATTACGTGTACGGAACGTGGTGGAGGTGCCGGGACTGTGGGTACTGGAGGGAGAAAGCTCCGGAGGTGAAACCGTGATTGATTGGACGACGACCTGGACCCGCCTCGGCTTCGCCTCGGAGGAGGAGATGTGGGCGGATCTGTACGACCGGCAGAAGCTGTCGATTGCCGACTTGGCAGGGCGGTTCGGCGTAAGCCGGAACACGATCCGCCTGGCGCTGGGGCGACGCGCGACGGCGGTCCGCGGACGTGGAGGAGCGAATCGGACGGCGAGACTGCCCGAAGACATCGTCGCTCAGGTGAAGGAGAAGGGAGTGCTCGCGGTCGCGAAATCGCTGGGGCTCTCGTACACGACGCTGTACAAGCGTCTACGCAAGATTGGCGTCAGCGTAGCTGACTTAAGGAGGCCGAATGACGGAGATCCAGCGGAAGGTACGCCGGACGCAGAAGTTCGAGAGCAAGAGTAGTCCGGGCACGTTCTACACGTGTACGCTCTACGAAGACGGGACGAGCGAGTGCGATATGACCCCTGGGAACGAGTGTAAGGGGTATAAGTACTCGAAGGCGACTCCGAGAGAGTGCAAGCACACGAAAGAGATGATCCGCGAGTTCAACGGCGGGAAGATTTCGAAGACGGCGTTGAACATCAACATGTGTCCGGTTCAGCCGATGCTCGCGAGCGGGATGCCGGAGGGCAAGACCGTCGAAGACTTCTCGTCGGACGACTGGTTCGCGGAGGAGAAGTACAACGGCCATCGCCGCATCATCGACATCGCGAAGATGACGGCGTGGTCCCGCGTCGGGAACGAAGTCGGGATCCCGGAGCAGATCAAGGAAGGGCTCCGCGGCTGGAAACCCGCTCTCATCGACGGAGAGTTCTTCGTACCTGGCGGCGTCTCGACGGATACGAAAGCCCTCGAGAACGAGGACAAGCTCGTGCTTGCAGCCTTCGACATCCTGGAAGAGTGTACGTCGACCGGAGGACGACAGACCACGCTGAACTACGATCAGTCGTACAGACGTTCGCTCTTGCACCGCCACGCCTCCACGATGCCGTCAGACATCGTCTTCGTCTCCCAGTTGCACCCAGTCTCAACCGACGCCTTCCGGGAGATTCGCGCCCGGGGTGGTGAAGGCCTGATCCTCAAGCGGAAGAACGGAATGTACCGCCCGCTCAAACGGTCGAAAGACTGGATCAAGGTGAAGGAATACTTCTCCCATGCGATGATGATCACCGGCTTCACCGCTGGAGAATTCGGCCCTTGCTCCGTTATCGACCTGATGGACGAGCACGGAGCAACGACCTCCGTCAAGAACCTGAACGACGCCTGGCGAGCGGCGATGGAGGCGGAGCCACAGCGCTTCCTGCATCAGATCCTCTTCATCGAGCATCAGGGACGGACGACGACCGGCTCTTTCATCTCGCCCATGGCCGACCACTTCCTCCGTGAGGACCTCGTATGAGTGAGACGCAGCGCTGGCAGATCGGGGACCGTGTCGCCCGAGCAATCGTCAACCGAAACAACTTCGCGGAGCGAACGGGGTGGAAGAGAGGCGTCGTCGTCGGCGTTCGCAAGGACTCGTCGTACAACCTGCACTCGAACACCTTCTGGTACACCGTACGGTGGGACGGAACGACAACCGACGACGGAGGCCATTGGCAGGGTGGACTCGTCGACGAAAAAGAGATCTGAACGGGGGTGATCGTATGATGGTGACCGGGAGCTAATGTCACCTAGAAGAAATCGGCGGGGAAGGGTTGTCAGCCCTCCCCGCCTACCTGCCGCCGATCGTCGACACCAACCTCCCTCACCGGGGCAGCGAGGGTTCCCAGCGGTCAGTTCTTCGAGTCTCGACAGGATCTCGTCGAACGCGAACTACACTCCGGGAGGTCCGCCGCCCGGATCATCCGACCAGTCGTCGTAGTAGTCCCAGTCGAAGAGGACGTCGTCATCCTCGTCCCCTCCTCCCGGAGGCACCACGCTTCCGTCGGCTCTCGTCGCGACGCACACCGGCATGAACCCCGGAGCGAAGAAGTTCGCCGGCGGAGTCGCGTTCTGCTGACCGAAGAAGTAATAGATCCCGCCGAGCACCGTCGCGCCTGCCGCGAACGCCGTGTCGATGAGATCCTGCTCCGCGGCCGCCAGTCTCGCCTGCGCTTCACCGAAGACGCCTGCTGCCTGCTCCGCCTCTTCCATCCAGACGATGAGGATGCCCATGGCTACTTTCCTCCCTTCTGTTTGTCGGCGTGAGCCGCCTTCGCCTTCGCGATGCGCTCCTTGTGTGCGTTCCAGAGAGTCGCGCGAAGACCGTTTGGCGTCAGCTTCGGGTCCTTCGCGAACTCCTGCTCGAACAGGTGGATGAACGCGAGGTGGTTGTACATCGCGATCACGCCCTGTTTCCGTTTGTTCTCCGGCATCCCTACCTACCTTTCTGCCCTCCGGCTCGTCTACCAGGATCCCTTCACCGCGAGTCCCACAGCTGGATCGAGGTGACCGTTCGACTGGCCTACGGACCCATCGAACGCGACTGCCCAGTTGTCCCCGACTTTCTCTGCGACGGTGAACCCTCCTGTCGGCTTGCCGGATTCGAGGTCAACATGGAGCAAGAGCGCCCCATGCTGACCCGCTGGGATCGTGTTGAGCGCGGAGTCCAGGTCTCGGTGGACCGCCGCGGCGATCACGTCTGCGCTGAGCGCTCCAGGAGGAAACGTCACGGAAGTCCCGGAACGAAGTTGTCGACCGCGGCTCTCACGACGTTGAAGTACGGTGTCAACTTCAGCTTCGCATTCGCTGAGAGGTTCGCGATGACCTGGTCGAGAGCCGTGTCAAGTGTCGTCTTCCACCCACTTGCGGCTGCCGTCAACGTCGTCGTTGCCGCATCGTGGAACTTGTTGATCACCTGAACGTCCTTCGCCGTCACGACCTGAGGATACGCGACCGACACGAGCTCGGCGATCGCCTGGACAGAGTCCAGCCCTTTCTGGATCTCCGTGACCTGCGCTGGCGTGAGCACGCCCGGAGCCGGTGGGTTGACGACCGGGGGCGTCTTCGTGCAGCTGACGGCGAAAGTCGCCAGAGCGACGAACACGAGGGTGCGAATAGGCATCTTCATACTCTTGTCTCCTTCTGTGATGGTGGGGTAACGCTGTTCATCTCCGCAGAGCTCTTCAGTCCGCTGTGTGCTTGCTTCCCGGCGATCCACAACAGAGCGACCGCCGCGAACATTACGCGATGAACCGTAGTCGGCGAACATGGCACGCCGATGTAGTTCAGGGTGTTGGTGACGACATCCGGTCCGAGGCTGTCGATGAGCATGGCTGCGGAGATGATCCGGAGCCACAACCACCCGAACCAGTCTCGAGTGAACCCGAGCGACGTCAGGAACTTTGTAAGCATCTATCCTCCAGTGAGACCGGCACAACTGCCGCTGTAAACGCACGCTACGATAATTGTAACGGCTACTGCCCCTAAGGCGACGTTTTCGAGACGGTGTTTCCACAGGCCGGCTGCGGCCTTCACCACCGTGATCGACGTTACCGGATGTATCTCGTTCCACTGGGCGTGCTCTTGATCCTGGACAAGCACGCCCGTGATAACGACCTGCGACCCAACCGGAGGAACCTTGATCTTCGACTTGTACCCCTTACAAGCGCTCTTCGCATCGGCCTGGTGTACGGAGTACATGCAAACGATCTCGAACACGAGGTTCCCGCCTTCCGACGACTTGTTCCCGTCGTTGAGGAGGTTCTCGAACTGCGGGTCGACCTTCAGCCATCCGTGGGTATCCCCGTCGGCTTCATGGCGTAGCCCGTTCTTGTGTACGCCCTTCGTCGCGTCGACGATCGTCCCGGACACTGCAACGCACTCCTGCAGTTGCTTCAGACGCTGAGGGTGATACACGTGGGCCTGAAGCGAGGCGTCGCACGTCGGCGCCGTTTGCAGAACCGTAAGAAGCAAGAGTGTGAGCACTAGCCCTCCTTCGGCGGTTCGGGATCTTCCGTGACGGTGACGTACCCCTTCGACGTCTTCACGATCGAGATGATCGTCTGACGCTGCTGGGGAATGCCCGTGAGCCAGGTCTGAACGCTGCCGAGAAGCATCGCGTCGGAGTCCTGGCCCTCCTCGATCTTCTGTACGTGAATCACATGTCCTCCTAACCTACAAGGCCCCAACCGATTTGCGAAAGATACGAACGGCGTTGCTGGGTGACGCCATCCGCGATGAAGTTTCGAACGTGCCCGTACGTGTCGTACTCCTGTCCGCGAAGCGAACGCGGACCGTACTTCCCGGGGCCAATTCCACCCGACTTCCCGCCGTCGTCGCAGACGGGTTCGTCCGGTGGCCGGTTCCAGTTCGGGCCGAGTGCCCGCTTCGAGATCTGCCAGACCTGGTCGAAGGGTCCGCGGACTTCATCCGACTGATTGCAGAAGTCAGCCGGCGGAGTCGACGTCGGCGGTCCCATCGGATACGGGAACTCGAAGCAGATCTGATCGACTAACATCCCTTCGTCGTGGGAGTAGTCGTTCGTCTCTCCGGACCACGCCCAGTACCCACTGGACTCGTACGTGCCGAGGTGCCCACCGTCGCCGATGATCCCTCGTGCGAACGTGAGCCACTGATTCACCCGATGCCAGTTGTTCTCGGGTCCGGCCCATCCGGGGATCACACCATCCGCTCCGGCCTGCCAGATGATCCACGGCGACACGCTCTCGAGCCCCTTGTAGATCGTAGGGAAGTTCTTCATGAGCCATTGCCAGCCGTAGGTCATCCCGCCGAAGTCGTTGTAGTTCACTCCGTCGCCGAGTCCGTCTCCACCGCACCAGAGCTGGACTCCACGCATGCCCTCCTGCTGGACGGCTTCGAGGATCAGGTCGACGAGTTCGTTCAGGCCGGAACGGAAGAAGTCCTTTCCAGGAACCTGCTCGTAGAAGTTCGACGGGTCGTTCTCGTGGTACTGACCGGTAACGGCGAGGACAACGAGCTTGTCACCCGCAGCTCGCTTCGCCGTATACGCGGCCTTACGGTCCGACGGCGCGAACCAGCCGATTGCCGGGTCGAAGAGTGGAGTGCGTCCTCGCCAACGAGATCCGGGTTGATTGTACGAGGTATCGCACCAGATCCCCTGGAACGACCCTTGCAGGTTCAGGATTTCGTCCCGCGTCGGAGGGTTCGTCGGCGTCGGCGATCCTCCGTAGCGAATGAGCTTGGGGAAGGTGATCACTGCTTCACCTCGACCACGAGTTCGCAGCCGATCAGGTCGTCGCGGTAGAGGATAATCCTCTGCGAGTCGTCTTCCTGACGGATCTGGAAGAGTTCGAAGGCGCCGGGGTTGTTTCCACCAGGCCGGCTCTGCAGCGTTCCGTTGTTCTGGATGGAGAGCCAGACGCTTGCGGCGTCATACTTCGCCGCCCACAGGTTCCCCTGAGGAGTGAAGTTGATGAGCTCCCACGGCCCGCCTTGATTCGGCTCGTTCGGCCGGTTGAAGTAAACGGCCTTCGACGGGTCGTTCGGGTTCACGCCCGTGTAGTAGAGCTCCGGAGCACCCCACTGGTTGATCTTGACGAAGCCGGAGAACGGTTGCATCTTCACTCTCCTCAGTTGCTTGAAGGTTGACGAGATCGGCGGAAGCGTTGCGAGACCAGCCGCCTTTGCAGCGGCTTCGAGATTGTCAAATGCCTGTTGTAGTTCCGGGTGTCCGGTGATGCCGTTCGCCCGAAGGTATTCGAACGGGAGGATCACGGTGATCCGGGAAGACGAGTTCACGATCTGCGAGAGGTACTGAAGAGCGTCGCAGACCTGAGCGACCGTGAACGTCTCGTTCGGAGGGGCTCCGCCCTCACAGTAGAACATCGGGACGACGGCGATGGTCGAGTACCGCCAGGCGTTCAGGACCGCGTCGACGTTGTGGACCCAGCGGGTATACGCTGACTGCGCCGACTCGCCGACAAGCAGGTACAGTTCCACGCATGGTATGTCGTATGGACGTAGACCTGGAGGCGGCGTCCAGATAGACTGCGCGTCGTGACATAGTACCAGTCGCGTCCGGAGGTCCTGCGCAATTGTGAGCGGAGTTTCCGGGGAAGCGGTATTCTCACTGTATACTCCTTGGAGCTGTCCGGGTAGGACCTGCAGGATCGAGTCCTCCGCACCGAAGGCGGGTCTCGTCTTCGTCTGCTGATTCTGGTTGACGACGACTTCCATCGGAGCGGCCGTCGCACCCTGCGGATCCTTAAACGGCGCGACTATCACCGGGTGGTTGAACGAGAACGTCGGGATGACAGGAGTCGGAACCAGGGGTTGCAGCGGCTTCGACATGTCGACCGCGACGATCACGTTAGTGCCCGGGGCTTCGCCTTGCGTGGTGGACCAGGCGATGAGGAGGCGGCCGCCTACGACGCGGGCTTGGTGGTAGTAGGCGAGGCCTGGGGAAGGGACGATGATGTATCCGTCCTTTGACCCGTTGGGCGCAGCGAAGACGCCGAGGGCGTTGGACCAGCCTACGATCCAGTCGACGCCGTTGAGGGTGACGACTCGTCGACGAGTACACGCGATGGGGAGGTCGACGTGATACCCGTACTCTCCTCCGTCCCAGACGTAGGCGCCGGGGCGTACGAGGCAGAGGTTGTAGGCTGCACCGGGCACGCTGTCGATCGGCTCAGGGATTCCGGGAGCGTAGACGTTGAATCGGGTACACGACCCGTCCGTGCACAGGGCGACCAGCCCTTCAGGATTCGCCGCTCCCCGGCCGTCTGTGATGCAGAGGGACATGCGTGACGTCGCCGGAGTGAATGGCCAGCCGTTCGTAACAAGAGCCGCTCCTTGAAACGCGTAGCGACCACCTCCCGCAGCCACGAAGTTCGGTCCGTTCGGGTCGATGTCCGTGAACGTCTTTGTCGAAACCGTATACTTGCGAAAGTACCAGCCGCCACCAGTACTCGGCCCGCCGAACACGAGGTTGTCATCGTCCATCCAGCAGGCGCCGCCGCCGGATGCAATTGCACCGTTGTCGATTGAGATGGTTCCACCGGCAACTCCTGCCCCGAGCCGCCCAAGGCCATTGATCTCAGGCACTAGTTCACCTCCGGCAAACGGACGAATACGTACGTCGCCGGATCCGCCGTAAGCGGGTGTTCATACACTCCCGTTCCGTTCGAGGACATCCCATTCGGTGAGGTATTCCCGGCGATGCCTGTGAGTGGGGAGACGCCTGTCACGATTCCAACGTGATGCGGGACCTTCGTCGGAAGCGTAACCATGAAGAAGAGGTCCCCGACCATTGGCTCCGTCACGTCCATCTTCTTCAGCTGGGCGACGCGAAGCATCGTAATCGTCGACTGAGTCCGCGGTAGCGGCGGAATCCCGTAGTACACGAGGTTCAGCAGAGTCGAGACGAAGTCCGCACACCAACTCGTCCCGGACGTTCCGTTGCAGAACCTCTGGAAGAACTCGACCCAGAGCCCACAGTTCGGATCAGTCTCCCGAACGTCGAGGAATCTCCGGGCCTCCCGGATGAGGTCGTCAGCGATCACTTCTTGCACTCCTCTATGATCGACGGGACCAGCTTGAAGTCGTTGTACGCGGCAAGAATCCGCTTTGCAGCGACTACGCACTGAGTCCGGGTCATGAGCCCGACGTTCTTCGCCTGGATCAGGTTGACGAGGGACGTGAGCTGGATGGCGGAGCCAGGAGGGCATCCCAGTCCGAGGGCGTTTCCGGTTTCGATGGTCATCGGGATACTCCCTTCTGCGCGAGCTGAGTCTTCAGGTTTGCGATTTCAATCTGCTGCTGTTGGAGTTGGTGTTTCAGGTCGGCGACGTCAGTCTGTAGAGACTGCTGCTGCATGTCCTGAAGCTCCGTATGGGCCTTGTTCACTATTTGCTGCGAGTCGTACTTCTGCGCGAGATCGTGGATGTCTGTCCTCATGCTAGAAGTCGACGCTAGAAAGAACCCGTAGATGGACAGCAGGGAAACGACTATCGTAAATACCACACGAGGTGAGAAGATGATCTTGTCAACATTCACTGGGGCCCTCCCGAGAGTCTCTATGTCCTTTGCCAGTTCGGACATCCGACGGCGGTCCTGTTCCGAACGATCTCGGAAGAAGGTGTAGTTCGACTCGATCTTTTGTCCCTGTTCCTCCAGCTCCTGACGGAGCCGCTGATGACCAGCTTGATACTTCCGATCGAGTTCGTCGACCAGTTCACCGAGTGCTTCGTGCGACATTCCGCTAACCTCCGGGATCATTTGCCCATTCCATAGCAGCGGATTGTACCGCTAGTGATGTTTCCCGCGCTCATAAGAAAGCGAACTGCGTTGGCGGCGGTAGTGGTATTCGTCCACTGTCCAGCACCGTGAATGTGGTACCAGAACGTGTCGGTGAATCGGAACGAGCTTCCGAATTCGAACTGTCTCGTGTTCGTACTCGCGGGATTGAACATCCGGAGGTACCCGCTACCTCCTCCGTCGGATGCGGTGTTAGTGATTCCGCCCATGAACACCATACCGGTCTCACCGTTACTACCGCTCGTGCCTCCCGCGTTGTTCGTGTTTGAGAACGTGTACGCGTGTCGGTAATTCGCACCCGCGTCGTACGTGACCCCGCCATCCGTCGACATCCGGAGGTTAAGGGTGGAACCAGTCGTCGCCGGTAGAACGTTCAGGAACTCAAACTCGTACGAGTCGTAGGACGACGATATGCACGTAGTGAAGTCCAGCGACGTACTCGTGCTCGCAGTATGCTGTTCGAGGAGTACCTTCCCCGCGGCGCTTCCTCCTGAACCCAGGACGTTCGAGACGCCGTACATCCGGAACGTGCCGCTCGAGACGTTCCCCGCCGACATCACAAAGCGGACAGCGTTGTACGCTGTCGTCTGGGCGAAGTACCCGGACATCATCCCACGGTATCGGTTCGTGTCGTTGTTCAGGTAGTTGAAGTTCCCGTCGATCGCGTGGTTGCTTGCAGTCTGCTGAGGGTTCCAGAGTCGCATCGTGCCGGATGTGCCGTCGGCAAGATTACTTAGGTTCGCCGCCATCTGAATGAATGCGGCACTGTTACTCCCGACCGAGTTCGTCGAGAACGCACCTGTGTCGTTCGTGATGTAACTCGCGTACTTATAGTGGCCGGCTGTCGTGTCGTAGGACGACCCTCCGTTCGTCGACATCAGGAGTTCGAACGAGACGTTGTTCGTCGCAGGGACGACGTTCATATACTCGATGATGTACTCGTCGTAGGTCGTCGAGAACTGTGTGAAGTCGACTGTCGCACTTGCACTTGCCGTATGCTGCTCGAGAAGGACGAGAGCCCCGTTAGTCGGCGAGCTGGAAGTCGAGGACGTTACGCCGTAAAGGGAGAAGACTGTACCGTTCTGGAAGGCGGTGCCTCCGGCGAGGAACGTGAGCTCGTTGACGGCGGCCGTATTCTTCCATCGGGAGTTAAACGACCATTCCGTACCGTTAGTCGTACCGTCTTCACCATTCGCCCACCCGTTCACGCGCTTGTGGAACGATGTGTTTGTATAGTCGAAGATGCTGACCTCGCCCGACCCGAGCATACTCGTGTTCCCAGATTGAGGCATGAACCCTACCTGGATGCCCGATGTAGTCGGCGCCTGGTTCGACCCGAACGTTGCCGTGTTCTGGGAGCCGTACCGGAATACGCCGGTGTAATTCGCGGCAGTGCCGTCGGCGTTGACCTTCATATTCAACGAGACGGAATTCGTTCCCGCCTGCGTATCCGCCGCCTGCCACATGACGATAAGGTTACGGTACGTTGCTGGAATACTCGCGAAGTCCACCGTCGCCTGCGACCCGCTCGTCACGATCTGGGAGATCAGGACGAGAGCTCCAGGCGTTCCAGTTCCGCCGCCTCCTCCCGTGATCGCAACGTTCGTTGCCGAGGTCAGTCGACCATCTGCTGCGACCGCGAACTGTCCGACGTGCGTGGCATCGCCGTAGGTTGCAGCGGTTACGCCCGGAGTATCGAGCTGGAGGGCCTTCACTGTATGCGATTGGATCTGGTTCCCGTTGATCAACGTCTGAGCCGCTACGCCTCCGAGAAGGAAGCACATGAGGACCGCGACAACGATCCACGGGAAGTGGAGGAAGTACAGACGCGCGAGCTTCTGCTTGTTAAACATAGTCCACCGTGATAACGTCTCCTGTTGTCGGTGCGGTTACGAAGGTAAAGGTTCCGGCTGACGGCGTCGTCTCCGTGTAATCGGCAGTCCGCTGTTGACGAACACCGTTCCGGTACACCGCGAGTTTGTTCGCTGTGTAAGGAGCTAGTGTCGTGAACAGAGTATTGATCCCGTTTACGGTTCCCGTAACACCTTCACCAATATGCGTGACTGTTCCAGTCGTCGGTGCAGCTGGCTGCGGAATAACCGACGCCACGTTCCCCGACGTCGACGCCGACGAAGGGGTATCGGTAAGGAGCACGCGGCGGAAAAGATCGTCAATAGTGAATCGAACGCTTGATGCGATGACATGGTACCGTTCCACAAGGAAGTCGATTCCGCGTCGGAAGTTCTTGACCTGGTCGACCGTCACCTGTTGAATCTGGTAGTCGCCGACTGGCCCGATGTCCGGCAGGTTGATGTGGACGATCGCTCCTGGCAGCGACTTCTGGTCACGGGTGTAGTAGTCGAACGTGACGATCGGGTTCGCGAAGAGTGCGAGCTCTGCGAGGGCTCGCGACGTAGCATCCGCTGTCGTCTGGATCGACGGGTCATTGATCTGGTACTCGTGAATTCCGTCGCCACCTTCAATCGCCGCAAGCTTGCCCTGGGCGACCGTATCCTCCTGCATGACGTAGACCGTTAGAGAGGTGTCACCGGTCGAGTTCGGCTGCGGATTCGGAACGCCTCCGGCCAGAAGCGAAGCTTCATCCATGTCATCGTGGAACGTGTACTGGTTCGCTCCAGTCGGATCGATTGCGATCGTCCCGACGAGGTACCACGTGGACATGTCGACGGCTTGACGCATCCGGTAGAGAGTGAAGCCGGTGATCCGGGGATCGTGTGGGTTCTCGATCGCGATCAGGGCGTGGATGTTTGTAATGCTCGCGGGCCCATACCCTGGGAACGTCCCAACGTAGTCGAATCCATTCCCAGGAACGATCGCTTGCGTGTTCGCGAAGTTCCGCCAGATCCCGGAGTTCGTGGCGAAGGAGAACTGACCGTGACCGCTAGGCCCGGTGTAGAACCCGCCGTAGGACGGACGCCAGCCGCTGAGCGTTAGAACGTTCACTCCTGCGTTTGTCTCCGGGCCTTTCGGTGCGAGCGTAAAGTCGAAGAGCGGGGCGTTGACGTTCCACCAGGCGTTGAAGAACGGAGTCCCTGTCGTAACCGCTGCCGGGTTGCCACGGCCACGCACGTACACACGATTCCGGATCTGCGAGAGATCGGTTACGCACTGGATCTGCGGGTCGTACTGGATGTTCCGATTGTTGTTGTCGAGCGTGTCAGGGGCGGCGATACCGATGGGGGCCCCGATATAAGCATGCATGACACCGTTCAGGTCCATGAACCAGTGTCCGCCGATCCCCTGCATGATCTTCGAGAACGCTTCGGAGACGTTTGCGTCACGTGCGAACTGCACGCTGATCGACGGCATCCCGCCCTGAATCCCGCCGGGGCTGAAGTCTGGGGCGAACGTCGCGAGGATTGCCGTGAGGACCTGGTCTGCGGCGGTATTCACCCACGTGCCGTAGACGAGCCGACGGTTCAGGTAGTACTGCCGATCCGTTCCTTCGATCGAGGTCTTCAGACTTGCCCGCTTCGCCTCGACGATGCGAGTGCTGCGGACGGCGACGCCGTTGACGATTTGCGTAGATCCTTGCCCGACGACCTTCAACGGAGACCCAGCAGCAAGAGCTGCCGTCGTCTCGAACTTGAACTGCCCAGGCGTGTTGTCCAGACGGCGCTCTGCAGAATGCCCAGGATTGAACCGGGCGTTCGGCTCGACGAAGACGATCCCGGCGATCCCACTGACGTACGTATACCCCTGGGGGAAGACTGTCGTCTGGTAAGCAGTGACGTCGACGACTCCTGCGGCATGCCCTGACGTCGTCCCTACAATCTGTGTTACGGAGATGTTCGTGATCGTGAACGGGGATCCCCCGAAGGAGATCCCTCCGGTCTTCCGGGAGAACGTACCTGTGAACGTGACGACTGTCCCTCCCGCCGTCGACCCACTGTTCGGAGTGAGCGTGTCGAACTTGACGTTCGGGGTAGCTGTGACATCGCACAGGACCTCGGCGAAGATACCGCCGGCGTTCGCCTGGAGCGTACCGTTCTGGATGAGTCCGAGCTCGATGCCGTCGTATGTAACCGGATCGTACGTGTTCCAATCGAAGCCGCCTCGGACTCTCGCTCCTGTCGGATACCCCGCTGGGATCAACGGGAAGTTCGTGATCGTGTTGACGATGACGTTATTGATTATGACCTGAACCGAACTCGTCCCGCTCCCCTGCATCCGGACATACGTGTACATCTTGATCCCGGCGACGAGATTCGTGATGTCGTTCCACTGATGCAGATCCTTCTGCCACGTGACCTTTTGGCCAACAGCAGTTCCAGCCTGAAACGTGTCGGGGGATGTCGACGGCGGAATGTCCTCGACCGCGGTATAGTTGCCTGTCCACTGATTCGTCGCTCCTTGCGTAACGATCGGTACCGGGACGATGTGGTTCTGCGTCGGGAGTACAAGCGTGCTTGCAGCGTCTGTCAGGTTCGCGGCGAACATCACGTAGTCGTCTACGTCGATCGAGAACGTATTGTTCGTGTTGATGCCCAGGTTAATGTCGCCACAACCGAACGGACCAGCGTTCACTTGGGTGACAGTCGTCAGCGACCCGCCGTCGAGCTGGACCGAGAACGTTGAGGTCGCCGGTGTGTTCCCGTCCATGTCGAAGTCGAGATCGATCTGATGCCATGCACCATCGATCGGTACCGTCGGACCAGCCGTTGCAGCATGCCCAGTAAAGTTGACCGCTAGCTGTCCAGTCGTACCAATGAACAGGTTGCAGATCGTACCGAAGTCGGCGAACTGAAGTGAGCTTGACGGATACGTGTTGATACGGATAAACATCCGAACGTGAATCCGCAGATGACCGGATCCTGCGTAGCTCCCGTTTAGGACGGTTCCGTCCGAAACTATGTTAACCGTCGATTGCTGTGCCGTCGGTGCCATCCGCAGGAACCACAGACCCGTACGTGGTGTGATTCCGGCAGGATCGTTCACGAGCGAACAGCCTGCTGCGAAGATGCTGAACTCGTCAGTAGTCCCGAGTTCGAACCCGATCATGTTACGTTCTTTCGCCATTAGGAAGCCGTCCCGAATTTGCGAGTAAGCGTAACCTTCGCCATCAACTGCTGCTTGATCTTGTCAGCGATTTTCTGTGCGACTTCGTCCGCCGTTCCGTTCACGTTGAACGTGTTCGACATCCCGACCTGAGCACCTCCGGCTCCTGCAGACGTCGGAGCGAGTGGGCTGTTCGTTGGCGTGACGAGAGGAGTCTTCGGCGATGCGGTCCCCGCATGGATCTTCTGAAGTGCCGCGTCGATCGCGGGGTTCGGAGTTCCGGTGTACCGGTCTGTCTGACCGAACATCTCGGCGAGTCCGGCGTTGAAGTCGAGGAAGCCTGCGGCGACGAGGTCCTGGATCGTAAACCCCTGTTGACCGAGAGCCATCAGATCACTGTCCGATAAGTTGTCTCGCAACTTCGGGTTCATCTTGTGGAGGTCGGCGACGCCCTTAGCCGTCGAGATGTCGTACGTGATTGAGTTGCCCCTGTTGAACTCCTTGATCGCGTCAGTGAGGCTCTCAACCTCGCCTGTTAGGCCTCGGACCTTGATGTTCGAGGCGTCGAGGCCTTGGTCCATCATCATCAGGCCTTCTTGCCAGTTGCTGACGAAGACGGTCGCGGCGTTCGTCCCGGCTGAAAGGAGCGCAGTCGCGTCTCGACTCCAGTTCTGAAGGAGCTTGCGCTTCTCGTCGACTTCCAGCTTCGCCCGAGCGATCTCGGCGGTCGTATGGTTCGACGAGTCCATCTCGAGGGCCTGGTAGTAGTCGATCGCATCCTGCAACATCTTGACGTAGTGGGACCGAGAGTTCTGATCGCGGTCCGCCAGATTCTTCTCAGCTGCGTCGTTCTCGGCGTTGCGTAGGCGTGCGAGGTCGTTGTAGTACTTCGCGTCAACGATCCCGATCTTCTGTGCGGTGGCAACAGCGTCTTGATACTTCCGCTCGTTGTTCGCGAAGACCTTCTGGAGGTCAGAGGCTTCGTAGTCGGCCTTAATCATCGCGAGCTGAGCGAGGACCTTTGCTTCGTCCTCAGCGGTGCGCCTCACGAGAGCACGGGCGTCCGCTTCGTCCTTCAGTTCCTTGACGACCGCATGCGTTTGCGTTGCGGTAGCACCAGTCCATTCCTCGATCGCTTTCTCGCCGACGCCAGCTTCCAGAAGGGTCTTCACGTGCTCGTGGAGTTCGGCGTTCATCCCGGCGACAGTTGTCTTCCAGGACGTGCCGGCGGAAAGGACTTCGTCGATGACCTTCGTATAGTGTTCGTACGCTTCAACGGACTTCTTGATATCCGCTTCGTGCGCACGTTCGGCAGCGGCCGCGTCCTTGACCGCCTTCTCGTAGTTCTTGTACTGGGCTTCGCTGATCTGGTTCTGCGCCGTCGCCTTTACCGCGTTCGCGTACGTCAACTCGCCCATCGCCCGGAGCTGGTCAAGAGCAGCCGTCTGCTCCTTCGTCATGGGGATCTGAACCTTCAGGCTGTCGATGAACGCCTGACCCATGAGTGGAGGAACCGGCGGGACCTTATGCGCGGAGTCGGCGACGTGGTCAAGACTCGCGGCGAACATATCCGAGTTCTTGATCGCGTCCATGAGTCCGGGGATTCCGGCTTTCCAGAGGACGAAGATCGGCGAAGCGGCGAGCGCAACGGACTTCGATGCTGTATCCAGCATCTTCGCCCCGAGCCCCTCGAGCATCGTACCGAACTCGGAGTACGAGCGCTTCGCGTCGGACAGCGCGCGGACCGTCGTCTCGTCCATCGCCGTATCCATCTTCGTAAGCGCCGGACCGAGCTGCCCGATCTTCATGATCAGCGGGTCAATACCGTCCGTCCCGAAGAGTTGGATCTCCAGGCGGGCCCGTTCCGCCGGCGACTGAATCGCTGCGATCTTCAGGGCGACCTGTTCGAAGCGCTGGTCCGGATTCATCTTGAAGATGTCACCGAACGTAATCCCGATCTCCTTCAGGGCGTCTCCGCCCTTCATCTCCTCGAGGTTCTTGTCGAGGTGTTCGATTGCGGAGCCCAGCTCCTTCGTGCTTTCAGATGTGCCGACGCCGGTCGCCTGGAGCTGTTGTAGGTACGTAATCGACATCCCCGTCTTATCCGACAGGGTGACGAGCGCGTCTGCGGCTTCGTAGATCCCCTTGACGAAGTCGAAAGACGCCTTCAACGCGTACAGCATGAGCATCCGCTCGCCCATGCGCAACGCGAGCATCTGCATCTGGTCGAACGACTGAGACGCCTGATCCGCCTGCTGCTTGATCGCACGGAGGCCCGTCGACGTCTCGTACTGGGCGATCTCGATCCGGAGCTTCTCCGCGTCCATGCGGATGGCTTCAATCCGCTCTTGTAGCGGACCCATCGTCGCGAGGATGCGTTGACCGGAGATCGTCGCCGCCCCACCGGTCGCGTTGAATTCGTCGGCGAGCTCCTTCAGCTTAGACTTCGCCGCATCGAGCTCGGAGCTCGCTATTGCGAAGCGGATGCTTGCATTGACCTCGCCTACGCTAATCGGCATGAATGCCTCTATAGGTTACGCAGTTCCTCGTGGATCCGTTCTTCTTCGATGTCGTTCATCCAACGGATCGCTTCGACGATCAGTTCCTCCGGCGCGTTCATCAGTGCGTCGTAGGAGGTGAATCCGAGCCACTTGATGAGGGAGATGTCGCTTCGGAGGACGGCAGAGTTGTACTCTTCGAGGGTAGCGAATTGCCGCCCGCGTTCCTCGCTGCCCTCAGGGATTTTTTTGCTTGCATCCACTCCATGATGTGCTTGAAGACGGCCTGGTTAATCTCTTCGAAGTCTTCCTCTTCCATCGCCTTCAATGACGAAACCGACTTCGGGATCTTGACGACCTTCCCGTCGATCTCACGGGTGATCGACCAATCGGTGATCCAGAGGTCCGTCCGGAGGAATTCGTACTCGGTGAAGTCGACGCGGTCGCCGACGTACTTACCGTTGTCGATGATCGGCGTGACCGCAAGATTGTCCATGCGTCGTTTCTCGCCGGCAGTGAGTCCGGTCTTGACGACAATGTGATCGCCGTCTGAGATATCGATGCGCTTGGTACCGGGAAAACAGAACCTATCGTGCGCCATGTTGACTACTCCCTCCACTCTGAGATTTCCGGGTCTCCTGTAACGTTGAACTCGAGAAGCATTCCTAACTTGACTTCGACTTCCCTCCACGTCCATGCCCGGGTCCCCGACCGGAGGACGAGGTGAGTGATCGGCATCAATGCCCAGAACTCGTTCGCGTGATCGATTGTCGCGGATCCGAGGCCGTATCGACGGTTCCCGAGATCCACGACATCGTTGTACGCGATATGCCAGGCACCAAGGACCATCGCCTCTTGGTGCCCGACATACGCACGACCCGCTCCGCCAGAGAGCGTGACCACGACGATTAGAAGATCGACGCCGGGTTCGTGAACAGCGGGCCGTCGCCGGTCGCCTTGAACCCGCTCGAAGCCTTCGACGTCGTCGAGCCTTCGGCGATCTTGCCGAGCTGGATCCACGCCGTCCCGTAGTAGTACTCCTGCTGGTTGTTCGAGTAGTTCGGGTACAGGTAGAAGTTCACGTAGTTGTCGAGGATCGACGCGTACCAGAGCTGGGTCGCGCCCTCGTCGAAGTTCCCCGCGAACGTGCCCGTCCAGCCCTTCATCCCCTTAACGAACTGCTTCCAGTTGCCCTGGCCGGTGCCCGAGCTGTTCAGGGGGCTGACGTCGACGATCGACATGTCGAAGTCGAGGGACCAGCTCAGCTGATTTGCGACAGGGCTGGCCGCCCCGCCGTTCGTCGTCCCGAGCATGACGAGCGCGCCTTTTCCATGGATTGGATGTGACATTAGACTTTCTCCTTCAGTGACCGGGTGGCTCGCCGGAGATTATCCAGGACGAGAGGGGTTCGCGAGTCGAACGTGTGTGCTCCGACACGCGAGTGAGCTTCTTTCGCGAGAGTCGTGCGAGCGAGCGGATCCGCAAGAAAGTGCCGGATTGCAGCGCTCAAGTCGTCTGGGGTTTCGAACGTCGGCACGCTCTGTTCAAACACCTGGAGGAGCTCTTCGCGGGGGTCCGAAAGCTGGAAGGCTCCGCAGGCAGCGATCTCGACGGCGCGGGGTCCCATGCTGCGTCCGGTCGTCGAGCCTCGGTGGAAGTTGAGGCAGATCTTTGAGTTCCGGTAGAGCTGAGCGGTGTCCTCGTTCCGGATGTTCCCTTGGGTGTAGAACTTCTCGAACGGGTGGCCGTCCTTGATCCCCGGCCACATTCCGTAGATCCCGAGGTTAATTCCGGTCCAGTCGACTTTCTCCAGGAACTGCTGGCGTTCCGGCCAGCCGCTGCCGACGATCACGACGTCATGCTGCGGGAAGACGTCGTTCGGGGGACCGGGATAGTGAACGTCCGGATCGTACGCGTGTGGGAGGTAGTCCCACCCGAACTTCTCGGCGGAGAAGCGGTCGTTTGTCATCACTTGCAGCGAATTCGACGTAGACGCCCATTCGTACTGTTGGTCGTCTTCGTAGGGACTTTCAGTGAAGATGACGGAGGTCGGGACCTGGCACTTTTCGAGGAGCCAGAGGCCTGCAGGATGGAAGTTCAGTCCGCTGAAGATGAGGACGGCGTCGGCGTTGTGATAGAGCGCTTCGGGGAGAACGGCTTCCGTCGCCATCTTCCCGACGAGGGCCTCGTCCCGGCCGAAGACCTCCGCGAGCATCTTCACGAAGAGTGCAGTCCGCTTGTCAAGGTGGAAGTCCTTGATGTTGTCCTCGCCCAAGGCCTTGCCGAGCGCTTTACGGTGGCCTTTGGCAACATCCCAGATCGACATACGGACGACGGGCCAGACGAAGACGATCCTCACGACAGCTCCTTTATGACGTGGACGTTGAACGCGATGTACGAACGGAAGGTTTCGTCCGTTCGCATGAGAAAGGGTTCCTGGATCGGGTCGACGGAAACGTAATAGATCCCTCCGATCGACTGGTTGAGGACGGAGGTCAGCTTCGTGTAAAGGGCCAACGCGACCGCACGCGGGCCGTCGTAGTCATCACGAACTCCGCGACAGACGATCTGGCACGATGGAAATTGAAGTCGAATACCTTTGCCAGGAGTCGTTCCCTCACCGAGATTCGGCTCCGGAGCAATTCCTCCGGTCTCCCGAATAATGGCGCAGTCATCGGGGTACATCTCCTTGAATTCGCCGTAGAAGAGGTTGGTGCCGGCAGTCCGCCCGCCGACACCGGTCACGAAGGAAACGAGTTCAGCAGCGACGCTCATTCCCAGGAGCCTCCTGCTTCCTCAATCGCCTTCGTCACACGCGGCATGACGTTCGGGATCATCTTGTTGAAAGGCTTCTCCAGGTACTTGTCCTGGGGCGTTGCTACCGGGCCGAGGACCGGGTGCTTGAACGACGGGTCTTCGTGCTGGACGATTGCGTAGAGCGAGGGGTCTTCGACGTGGAGACCCTGCTCTTTTG